TTTAGCCAAGTTTCTACAGAAACGTCAGTGTCAGGTGATAAAGGTTTTAAATTTTTGACACACCATTTCTTAACAAACCTGCGAAAAGCTCTCGCATATTTTCCATAGCCAGGAATTTGGATTCCGAACCGATAAAGAGCCCCTTCTAAGGTTGTGCTCGAATCGTCCAGATCAGGGTGGGGACAAGCTGCACCTTCTACGTGCATCCCCAATGACCCTGCTACTGGTCTACGTAAGTTCCGATCATTATCACGAAACTTCAAAATTTTGAGAGACGGATCAATTCTGATCTCATTAGTGTTGTCCTCTGTTGGAAGAGGCCAAATTGGTGGGAGCTCGACTTCGTCACATCGATATCCCCACAATATGTCGACTTGTGGTCGACGACTTACTGCGGGGTTAGACGAAAATCCACAAGCTCTGCGATGGCACAGGTTTGTCGATTCGGATATGGAAATAGTCGAGAAAGAAAAGTCTTATCTGATTGGGCTTTTTCAGCCAGGAAAAAGAGTAAAACTTGAGTATTGAGTGACACTTGGTCTAAACAACCCAATTTGGAAACATTAACACCGAAGAAGTTGGAATACATTCTATCGATGCGCATTTTGAGGTCATCCATTGAAAGTCGAGGATTTATGGTGGTGGTAGTACAGGTTTGCATTAGCAACTCATAAGAAAACACTAGTTCTCTCGTATGTCTTACTGTAAGTGTCTTTCCGTTAGGTAGGACTAGCTCTTCTGTGAGCGAGTAAGATGTCAAAATTGGGTCACTAAATTTAAGCTCTGTTAATGCCATAAGGTTGGGACGGCTGTCTGCTGGAATATCGTCTAGTTTGGCGGCTCCAAGAATTTTCACAGTCTTTTTAACTGGGAGTAACATTCTTGTGAGCAACTCGCCCTTCGGTATATTATAAATCAGTCCAGACGCGTCACGCTCCTCGAAATGGAAATGAACACCATAATCATAATTTCTATCTAAGAACCAAGTATATCTATAACGATATATTCGGAAACCATATATTTTAAAATACTTTGAGGGTCTAGCATAATATCTGATCATCTCGTCATCCTCTGGATACTTCAAAAATCGCCTCTCCATCTTCATGAGTGAACGGACGTAGAGGTAAAGTAGAAGGAAGATGAACGGGGTTGACCAAATATAAATTAGAGGATTATTCAGCCAATAAGGCATCATCAAGTCTATTAATACATATATAGGTTTAAACATAGCTCCAAACATGTTGAAGAAGAAACTTAAAATAGAGATTATGGGAATGGGAATTGTTCCTAACGAAAACAAATCAATGAAATATACAAAATAAAGTATGAAGGTGGACAGATAGATTGGGAGATATACAACAAGGCACAAAAATGAGATGGCAAGAAAGCCACATAATAATCGTAAGTACTTTGAATGTACAGCACGCAATGAATCACGTCCAGCTTGAGTAATGACTGGAGTATCATACATTTCATGTTTGGAAACGAAGGACAATAATTGATCCTCCGCACAAAAATCAAAAACTAACTCGGGGTCGATGTACATAGGTGGAATGTGTTTCTCACCCTTCATCTCCGCTTTTTCCTCCCGCAGCACCTCGATCTGATCAGCAATCATTTCCTTTTTAGCGTCTAATTCGCCAAGGGCCTGTTGATGTTCATGGATCGCAGCTGTGGTGATCAAGTCTGCTTTTGTTTTCTGATGCGGTACCCGCGCTTTTCCTTTAAATTTACAATCCTTAAGGAGATGACCAGGATTTCCGCAGGTGCACGCAGGAGCAGGGCACTTGTCGGCATAATGGCCAATTTCTTTACATCGGTAACACGTGACAACCTTCTTTTCAGGTTTGCCTTTTTGAGTGCCATCGATGCTAGCAGGGATTGGATGAGGATCTTCAACGATGATATCGAAGTCATTCTCCACTTCGCAGTATTTACCATCTTGATCAATGAGGATCTTCTTTGCAGGAATTGCAAGGGCGGCAGTATTTTCTGCCTGGGGAACTTGTTTATCGTCGTTTCCTTTAACCGACTTATTCTTGCCCCCTCGTTTTCGTCGAGCTTGTTTGGGCTTAGCTTTCTTCTGATTAGAAGAGAGAGATTGGGATTGCTGCATCTGAGTAGAGGAGCTTAATTTCACCAATTTACAAGATTCTTGTTTTGCAACGTGATCTTTTGCTAATTGGCTCCCTTTTTGAGCGGGCTCGTTCTCAGATGTTTTAGACGCAGTGTTACCACCAACGGTCGTTCGATTAACTCCGGTGTCACCCGGGAGACTCGCAGCACGACTTGCAACTGCTGAGTTTAAAGGAGGCGCCTCAAGTAGAGTACCGACCATACCTCCATGTGTTGATTGCCCACATGGTTTCTGATCGAGAGCGGAAGCTTTAATGGAAGCCCCGTTGCCTTGCTCTACGTCTACCCCTCC